CACAAATTGTGATGACAGTGCAAGCACAGCGAGGTGTTCTTGTGCAGAAATCTCGTTGGCTGTGCGGCCTGACACACCCTGACGGTAGGCATAGTCTTCTACTCGCTGTACTTGATGCCCATCAAACTGTTGGATGGTGCGGTCATAATACAGGCTGAATGGTGGTTCAATACCACTAGACACATTGTCGGCAGTCAGGCTGATTGTCCCGGTTGGGGCAATGCTGGTTAGGTGAGAGTTGCGGATACCGTTCAGTGTAATCTTATCCTGTACCCATGCTGGGAGAGTGCGGATAAACTCACTCTGCATGTAGTGATATTCATCGTACAGAGGAAATGAACCCTTTTCTTTAGCAAGGTCAGCACTCGCTGAGTAACAGTGGTCACGCAAGCAAGCCAGTACGGTCTCAGTAAACTCCATGAAACCTTCAGAGGCGTATGGAAACCCACACATTTCAGCGGCATTAGCAAGCCCGGTAACCCCCAGCCCCATACGGCGTTTGTTCTTTGCCTCACGCTCCTGCTCTGGTAGTGGGTAGATGGTACGGTCAATGATGTTGTCCATCGCCCTGACTACCTGATAGATGTCACCAACAAACAATCCATAGTCAAACTTACCGTCAAGGACATACTTAGGTAGATTGAAAGAGCCTAGCAAACACGCACCAAATGGCGGCAGAGGCTGTTCTCCGCACGGATTCGTGGCTTCGATAGTTTCACAGTAGTAGAGGTTGTTCATCTTGTTGATGGTGTCGATGAACAGAACGCCCGGTTCAGCCCAATCCCATGTGCTTCTCATAACCATGTCCCAGAGGTTTTCAGGGTCTACCTCTTTATAGACTTCATCATTGTAGACCAGAGGGAAGGGTTCACCATTCTCCAAGCACCGCATAAATTTATCTGTTACCCCAATAGAAATATTGAAGCCTGTCAGTTTATCGGAGTTGTGCTTGGCGGTAAGGAACTGCTCAATATCAGGGTGGTCAATCCGCAAGACACCCATCTGTGCCCCTCTACGGTGGCCTGAAGAGGCAATGGTCTGGCAGACAGCATCATAGATTTGCATGAAAGAGACTGCACCAGATGCTTTAGAGTCGAGTGATTTGATGCGGTCACCCCGTGGGCGTAGGCGGCTAAAGTCGTAGCCAATCCCACCCCCTCGCCGCATGGTCTCAGCCGCTTGGGTAGCCCGGTGCATGATAGAGTCCATGCTATCTTCGATGATGCCAGAGACAAAGCAGTTGAATGCTGTTGTCTGCCGTGCCGCACCCATAGCGTTCTGGACTCTACCAGCCGGGAGAAACCGCATATGACGGAGAGTATCTTTGAAAGCCTCAAAGTGGGCAGGGTCATCCTTCAACGCCCCAGCAATACGGACAATCTTTGAATAAAAGTCTTCCCCTGTTTGTCGGTATTTAATAGCGTCAATCTCTTCTGAGATGGGGAGTGTCATCCCGTAATGCTGGTTAGGTATCATTGATTCTGTTCCTCTTCGATTTTCTTTTGTAAGTTTGCCATTGCTCTCCATGCGACTTGTGCCCAATCCTCGTCTATGATGTGTCGCATCAAAGCATCTAGTTCATCTGTTGACTTTGCCCTGTCCCAATGCAGTGTCTCTGGGGTTTGTCCATGTTGGATACCCCCTAACAAAGACACCTTGGCAACAGCCGCTATAGCATCAGGAAAGTATTTGATGAACCCAGTGTAGACAGGGATTGCTTTACGCTCTTGTGCATCTGTAGGTAGTCTCATTTGGGACTCCATAGAATTGGTTGACCATACTCAAAGTTGTAATCACTAGCCCGTAAGATACGAGCCAGCCGTGCCTGAACCAGAGCGTCTTTCTCAGACTGACCAGCCTTTTCAAAGGCCGTTACAACGGTTTCCCATGTGGGTTTCTTGAGTAGTTCAGTTGCCTTCTTGTCTCCAACGCCACGCAAGCCGGGGTAACCATCAGCCGTATCACCAATCAAAGTTTGATACAGGTGGTAGTAGTCAGCTTGTTCCTCAGTGATACTGTGCATATCGTTGGAACGCCACAACAGACCGGGTATGGTCATCATGTCTTTGTCTTCCGACACAATAACTTTCTCACCATCAATAATATCTGAGGTGGCGAGGATGCCCATGACATCATCGGCTTCGAGGCCG